CGAGTCAGGGTTGCCTGCCGTGCCAGCGGTGCCTGTCCCGTCGATTTTCAAGAAAACACCGTCACTGGCAATTGTGCCATCAACAATGTCAGCCTGAACCGCATCAGTATAGGTTGAATCATCATCAGAATGCTCTAGCCCAATCTCAAAGAACACTGAACCAGACAGGGTATCCCCTTCCGCGCCAATAGTCACAAGAACCGTTGCGCCTTCATAGCCTTGAAGGTCAACGCCTGTGCCGTTGGAAGCGGCTGTGGTTACAGCACTCTTGTGAGATAGGGCGGTTGCGATTGAATTAGAAAGGTCTTTCATGTCATCCCCCTATGCACTGATGGTTTGAGTTCTAAGAGCTTCAGCCAGAACCACCTGACCGCCAACCCTTGAACGAGCAACGTAACGAACATTGCCTGACGTTGCCTGTGTGAATGGATCACGCATGACGGAAAGGGACACTCTGTCCACAATCATATAGCCACGGGCGAAATCACCAAACGCGACGGGCTTGGCAGAGCCAGCCACATCAGGCATGTCTGGCATTTCCACATATGGATATCCCAGAATGGTGTTCGGCACTCCAGCCGTCAACATCATGCCAGCTTGGAAAATATACTGACCCCCGCCATCTTTCAGGCCACGTATCGCGGCAAGAGTGGTGCGGTTGAAAATAAATGTTCCATTTGCCCCATATGGGGTTTTCACAGCATGAACCAGATCAATCAGGCCATCGCCAGTCAGAAGCGTACCAGAACCAGAGTTGGTCGTCCCAACGCTGGAATTCGTCAAGATGCCCTCTGGCTTTCCAACTGAATCACCAGAGATGAAGGCGTTGCCCTCGTTCTTGGCGAACTGAGTTGAAAACTCTTCCTGCATTTCTGCTTCAAGATTGAACACAGAATCTTCAAGCATCTGATTAGAGATATCCACCAAAGCATATTGCTCATGGGTTGGAATCTCTTCCAACTGCGTTGTGTAGCCAGTTGTCTCTGACCGTGTGCCTTGTTCAGCCACCCAAGCGGCAGAGAAGGTCGCGGTGCGAGATGGCATCTGAACCGACTTCTGACTGGTCTGACGCACCCGCGCAATTGTACGCATTGGCGAGATTTCAGTCAGGGTCTTGATCAGTTCGTTGACGTATTCAGGCGGCGCAAGGAATCCAGCTTGGGTGTCATCGGAAACCGTCAGAGCTTTGATCTCTTCTGGCTCCAGCCCTTGCTTGTCTTTGCGTAGCCACTTGTCAAACGCCTTGACAGCCACATCAACTTGGTTGGTTTCCATGCTGACCTCTGGCCGCTTCAAGAGCGCTTCCATGTTCTCTAGCTTTTCGCTAAAGCCCTTTTGCTCTTGCTGTGCAAGTGTCAGCTTCTGGTTAATGTCTTCAAAGCGGTCAAGATCAGCTTCAATATTTTTCAGCTTTTCATCGACCAGCGGATCAGACGAACCCTTCTTCTCGATTTCAGCCAGCCGAGCATCATTGGTGGCTTTGAATTCCTCAAAAGCCGTAGCCATGCCCTCGACTGCCGTTTTGATATCCTCAGACATCATCAGTCTCCTTTTAGGATGTTGGTGAGTTTGGTGATGGAATCCATCACCCCTGTCTGCTCATCGCCAACCTCTCGCTGGTCTAAAGCCTTTGCCACGGCCCCTGCCGCTACTTTTGATTCTGTGCGCGATAAGCCGCCTTCCTCACGAAGGAACGACTCCCACTCACGAACCGACCTAACCTCTGATTTGACAGAGCGTATTCTTGCTCTGGTGTTCATCGGAAAGGTAACCGCGCTGATCTCCATTAGATCAACCTCTCTCAACAAACGCTTTTTGCCGCGCTCATCATAAGAATAGCCTTTGGCGTCTACCCGATAGCCTACTGACAAGCCATCGATTGCGCCCATTTTCATTAACTCATAAACTTCCTTGCCCTTTTGAGTCTGCATGGCAAGCTGGCCTTTGACATAAAGACCTTTTCTGTCTTCACGGATGTCGGTGTAAATGCCGATTGGCGTCTTGGTATCGTGCTGGAATAGCATTTTGACCCGCTTGGGGTCTTTGTTTCTCAGTGATTTTTCAAATGCGCCTTGCACAACCACGTCGTTGCCCAAGTCCTTATTGCCGAAAACGCTGGCGTAACCTTCAAACTGGCCTTTTTTCTCATCGTCATCATCGTCAAGATACGCCTTTAATTCAAAATCTGCGGCCAGATCAAGCGTCCCAGTCTGAAATTTCACCTCTACTTGCGCGTCTTCAGTCTCGATCTCACTGATCTCGTTCATTTGAGTCCCCTTATTACCATCGCGGAAACTGCTAAGACATACAGCGACCCTCTGGTCACGGCGGGAATACTCAGCCTGCATGGTATCACTGTCCATGCACCGCTCCATGAAATCCGATTCGCTCTCGCCAGCGCTAGGCTTTGGAATTGGCATAGCTTCTCCTAATTTGGAAAAGCATACGCTAAGTCAAGCCATATAACAATATGCGAGAAAAATGACTTTGATGTCGTTTTTGTTGTTGACAATAGTAACCCCTACATTAAGATGTAAGGACATTCAGATAACCACGGAGAAACAAACCAATGATTGACCTTACCAAAAACGAAATCGCCGCCATGAAAATGTGCATCGTTTATGGCACCCGAAACGAACAGCACAGCGATAATCACAGCGACGTAAACCCTGCCGACATCGGCATCAGCCTTGGCTGGAACCGTCAGCAAGTCGGTGGCCTGCTTTCAAGCCTCGCCCAAAAGGGCATGGTTTTTGTTGATGACCGCACAGGCGAGGGTGACGCCAGCCTTTGCAATCCTGACTTTCACATTGTCTATCTGACCAAGTCAGGCGTCGATGCGATTTTCGATATCAAAGAACAAGAGG